GTCGAGTGACCTGATCGGCTACCGGCGGGTGGGTGAGCTGGCACAGTTCGTGGCGCTGGAGGTGAAGAGCGAACGGGGCCGCCCCACGGCGGAGCAGGCAACGTTTCTCAACCACATCGCTGCAGCGGGGGGCATTTCGGGTGTAGTTCGTAGCGTTGCGGAAGCACAATCGCTACTGCATAGCGCGACACCAACCAATAGCGGTACGGTTGGCCAATGAAACTAACCGCAGGGGCTCACCCCGATCTGCCGTTCCCGTTTTCCAACGGCCCCGAGCCACCGCCAGAACCGCTTGGCGGGCTGGCAGAACCCTTGCGGCTGGCGACGATCCGACACGAAAACGGGGTGCGGCACCTGTCATCGCTGCTGAACTACTGGCTGACGCGATCAGGGCTGAGCTATGAGCAGCTGCTGCTGATTGCTGATTGGGGCCTGAACGAGCGGGGGATGCTGGATAAGGGCACCCTCAGCCGGATCAAGTCTGGCAGCCGCACACGTGGCGCCAGCTGGCGACATTTGGACGCCATGGCGGCCGCCAATCAGGCGATCTGGCTGTGGCAGGTAAAGGGCAGCGAGTACGCGCATCGGAAGCTCGGGCCCCATACAGGCTGGGGCGTGCAGGATAAATGGCTGGATTCCGCCGCATGGCTGCCGCATCCTGATCATCCCAACGAACCGCTGGAGTTCGCCGACATGGCCGAGGTGCTGGCCGGCTACCTCGACCTGCCATACCTGGGCGCCGCGCCGATGACCGCGACGGATGCACGGCTTGCAAGTGGCGCGTTGGCGCAGCTGCTGGACCGGATCTGCGGCGAGCGGAACTGGGGGCCGATGGTTGGCGCTCGTAACCTGATGCAGGCATACCCGGTCGGTGATCGGGGTCGGCAGCAGCGGATGCGGCGGGTGATTGCTGGTGAGCACGTGCTGAGCGCAGATGAGCTGGAAGGCGAGCTGCATGCCCTGGCGGAAATGATCCGCATTATCCGGCGGCTCAAGCCTGGTCTGTACGGACCACGTGAGCTGAGAGATGAGCTGATGTCTGGGAGCCCTCCTGGTCACGAGTGACGACGTAGAGCTGGCCGTGACCGTCCAGGTGTAGGGCGACCGGCTGGAAGTCGGGATCAGGGACGTGGGTGAGCATGCGCCAGGCGGCGTCGGCTTCGTCCTGGGTGGCGCAGTGGATACGGATCATGAGGGGTGAGGCCGATGTGCTGCGTTTTAGTGCAGAAATGCAGCAGCCGTTGCTATGCAGCAACTGCATGGGGGGGGGGGGTGCGTTTTCGCAACCGCAACGGTATAGTACGGGGAGCCACCACCACACACCACCATGTTTCAGAAGGCCACCAAGGAGGCCGCCAAGCTCCGGGCCGCGCTGTTCGGCCCGTCAGGAGCTGGCAAGACCTTTACCGCATTGCGGCTCGCGACCGGCATTGGCGGTCCCATAGCTGTTGTTGACAGCGAGCGGGGCACCGCATCGAAGTACGCCGATCGGTTTGATTTTGACGTGTGCAACCTGCCCAGTAAGCAGCACACGATCAAGGATTACGTGACCGCTATCAACGCTGCCGGCCAGGCCGGTTACAACGTGCTGATCATTGACAGCATGACTCACGCATGGCAAGAGCTGCTGACTGAGATCGATGCCATCGCTAAGGCCAAGTACCGGGGGAATACCTGGTCAGCCTGGTCTGAGGGGACGCCGAAGCAGAAAGCACTCGTTGATGCCATCCTTGACTTCCCAGGTCACGTGATTGCCACGATGCGATCGAAGACCGAGTGGAGCACCGAGCAGACTGGCGGCGGCAAGAGCAAGCCAGTGCGCGTTGGCCTGACGCCTGAGCAAGGCAAGGGAATCGAGTACGAGTTCGACATGCTGTTTGAGCTGACCACTGAGCACATGCTGACGGTACTCAAGGATCGCTCTGGGAAGTTCCAAGATCAGATCATTGAAAAGCCCGGCGAGGATCTGGGTGCCGCGATGGCGTCATGGCTTGACGAAGGTGCACCGCCGATGACGATGGCGCAGCAGATCATGGCGAAGGCCCGAGCTGTTGGACTGACCGAGCTAGGCCAGCAAGCGATGCTGGCGCAGTGCACTGGCAGCAGTACGGGCACGCTGGAGGGTGCCAAGCCGGCGGTGCTCCAGCACCTGATGAACCATGCGCTAAACACAGCAGGGATCATCCAGTCGTGGAATGCTGGGGCAGACAGCAGGACCGGGGCGGCGCTGGACCTGGGGAGCGCACCGGCGGCGGCACCGGCACCAGCTGCCGATGACTCTGTGCCGGCTGAGGTGTTCAGCGAGCCTGGATTCCCAGATCCCGACGAGCAGGACGACCCGGACGACCTGCCAGCAGCATGGGCGGCCTGATCGGCTGCCCTGCTGCGATGCTGTTTAACAACCACAACACCCACCATGAACGCTCTAGTCCAGACCCTGCTCCGCGCCCAGACCTACAGCTTCCGTGGCCGACTGGCTGCCGACCCTGAGATCAAGTACCTCGCCAACTCCATGGTGGCCAACGCCAAGATTGCAGTTGATAACCCTGAAAAGAAGGGTCGTGATGACGGCAAGGAGCCTGATTGGCTGAAGCTTGAAATCTGGTTTGAGGCAGCCCAAGAGTTCGCCAACAACGCCAAGAAAGGCCAGCTGATCGACTGCACCGGTCGGATCCGTTTCGAGTCATGGACCGATAAGCAAACCGGCGAGCCCCGCCACCAGCCGGTACTGAAGCTGCACAGCTGGGCGCCGGTTGACACCACCGCGCCGGCCACCGCTGCCAAGCCTGCTGCAGTACCTGCTGCCGGTGGGTCGGTGTGGGAGTCGAGCGCTAGCGACATCAACGAAGACGACGTTCCCTTCTGACCCATGCCGAAAATCGACACCATCCGCCAGCAGCTGAACGACCTGCTGGCCTACATCGAAACCGACCGCCAAGCCCTCGCCGCCGAGCAGGCCGCCGTGGCCCGTGCCACTGAGGCGCTGCACGAATCCCCGGCGCTGCAGGCTGCCCTATCCCAGGGCCAGGAGCTGATGCGCGGCCGGGTGCTGATGCTGATCGATCACCAGCTGGGGATGCTCAGGGAATCGCCCACGGCGGTGCTGCTGCGGGCGCTGCGGCAGCAGGTGAGGGAGGTGGAGTTGTGAGCACCATCACGATGTGGTGCCTCTCGTGGGGCGAAATCAAGCCCGTCCCCTGCACCAAGGTCACAGCCGGTTTCGTGTGGCCTGCTGAGCGCAACGGCCGCCGCGAATCCCGATCAGGCAGCTGGGCCAGTTACCACGAAACCTGGGCCGATGCCCACGCCGCGATGCTGGCCAAGGCTGAGCTCGAACTGGACGCCGCCCGTAGCCGGCTCGAGCGTGCACAAAACGAGCACGGCCGAATCCAGGCCATGAAACCACCGGCCGATGCGGAGGTATCCCAGTGACCCTCTGCATCCTCGCTGGCATGGTCGAAATCATCGCCGTGCTGGCCATCGTCGGCACCGCCACCCTGGCCACGTCGCTGTGGTGGGCGCTGTGTGAGCGGTTGGTGGGGGAGGGGATTGATGCCTGACAACACCCTGCTAGGCCGCTGCACCGTGGCCTATGAAGAGGCCTTTAACGATGCACTGCAGGCCTGGCCCGACGCCTCAGCCCGCCGCCGTGGCGTGGCTGCCGTAATCGAGCATCTGGCCGCTGAGCTGCTGGTGATGCACCAGCGCAATGAGGGCCGGCTGTCGGCGCACGACGCAGCGCGGATGCTGCTGGAGGATCTGCGATGACCACCTACGCTGAGTTCCTAGACCGCAAGCTCCACACCGGCGCTGACCACGGCTTCGATCCAGTGTTCATGCCGCCGCAGCTGTTCGACTTCCAGCAAGCCCTAGTCGAGTGGGCTGTCCGCAAGGGCCGCGCCGCAATCTTTGCTGACTGTGGTCTGGGCAAAACCGCCATGCAGCTCACATGGGCTGAAAACGTGGCGCGTCACACCGGCCGCCCGGTGCTGATCCTGACCCCGCTGGCCGTCGCCGCGCAGACCATCCGCGAGGGTGAGAAGTTCGGCATTGAGGCTCACCGCTCCAGCGATGGCAGCGTGATGGGGCGGATCGTGATCACGAACTATGACAGGCTCCACCTGTTTGATCCTGCTGATTTCGGTGCGGTTGTCTGCGACGAATCCAGCATCCTCAAGTCGTTTGACGGGGCACGCCGTAACGAGATCACCGACTTCATGCGCAAGGTGCCCTACCGGCTGCTGGCCACCGCCACCGCCGCGCCCAATGACTTCATTGAGCTGGGCACCAGCTCCGAGGCCCTCGGCTACATGGGCCACATGGACATGCTGGCGCGGTTCTTCAAGAACGACCAGAACAACCTGACTAGCCGGCGGATGTACGGAGAGGCTCCTAAATGGCGCTTTAAGGGGCACGCTGAGCAGCCGTTCTGGAGATGGGTCACCAGCTGGGCCAGGGCCTGTCGCAAGCCCTCAGACCTTGGCTTTGACGATGGCCGCTTCATCCTGCCGCCACTGAATGAGATCGATCACCTGATCGAAACCAGCACGGTGCCGGAGGGGATGCTGTTTGCCATGCCTGCCACCGACCTACGGGAGCAGCGGGCAGAGAAGAAGCGCACCGTTCAGGAGCGCTGCGAACAGGTCGCGGCCATGGTCGCCACTACGGGCAAACCCGCTCTGGTGTGGTGCCACCTGAACGAGGAGGGGAACCTGTTGCAGCAGCTAGTCCCCGATTCAATTCAGGTCTCTGGATCTGATCGGGATGACGTGAAGGAGTCAAGGCTGGTGGACTTTGCGGAAGGTCGCGCCAGGGTGCTGATCACTAAGCCCAAGATCGGCGCATGGGGCCTTAACTTCCAGCACTGCAACCACATCACGTATTTCCCATCTCACAGCTTTGAGCAGTACTACCAGTCGGTCCGCCGATGCTGGCGGTTCGGCCAAAAGCATGCCGTCAAGGTTGACATCATCCTGACGGAAGGGGAGCGGCGAATCATGGAAAACCTCAGCCGCAAACGGCAACAGGCTGAGCAGATGTTTTCCAATCTGGTGACAGAGATGAACCACTCCATCGCCATCAGCAAGCCCACCTACAACACCACCACTATCACCCTGCCGCCATGGCTGTAATCACTGACCGTTACGCGATCTATCACGGCGACTGCATCGAAGTGATGCAGGGACTGCCGAGCGAGTCCGTTCACTTTTCGATCTATTCCCCACCGTTCGCCGGCCTGTACGTCTACAGCTCAAACGAGCGGGACATCAGCAACAACAACGACTATGATCAGTTCTTGCTTCACTACGGCTATGTGGTTTCACAACTGCATCGCCTGACACTGCCTGGCAGGTTGACCGCTGTTCACTGCTGCGACATTCCAACCGGCAACAGTGGACAGGATGCGCTGTTTGATCTGCCGGGCGCGATTGTGCGTTTGCATGAGCAGCACGGATGGCACTACGTGGCCCGCCACACCATCTGGAAAGAACCGCTATGGGTGCGCAATCGCACGATGGTGAAGAACCTGGCACATAAGACGATTGTGGATGATGCAGCTTTTGCTGGTGTTGCATCCGCTGATTATCTGTTGATCTTCCGCCGCAGCGGAGAGAACAAGATCCCCATCGCCAATCCGACCGGGCTTGACCATTACGCTGGAGAGTGTCCCATTCCGCAGGAGCTGCACCGCTATAAAGGCTGGAAAGGTAAGCAAACCGAAAACCGTTTCAGCCACTGGATCTGGCGTCGGTATGCCTCATCTATCTGGGATGACATCAACATGGGCCGGGTTCTGCCGTTCCGTGATGGCAAGGATCCTGACGATGAAAAGCACGTTCACCCGCTGCAACTGGATGTGATCGATCGTGCTATCTGCCTGCGGTCAAACCCCGGCGAGACAGTGTTAACTCCATTTATGGGTGTGGGCAGTGAGGTCTACGGGTCGGTGTCGCTAGGCCGCCGTGGTATCGGAATCGAGCTGAAGGAGTCTTACTTCAACCAAGCAATCAAGAACATGGAGATCGCCGTGGAGGACACCCGCGACCCTGACCAGGGCAGTCTGATCAACCTCGATGAGATGGAGACCGCCTAATGGAAACCCGCCGCCTAACCATCTGCCTCACCCTCCCTGAGGTTGAGGCCCTCCGCCGCCAGCTCCGGCCTGGCGAGGGGATGAACGATCTGCTCCGGCGGATCGTGAACGACCGACTCCACAACCCCACCTCCCGATGAGCACCACCACCAGTCGCATCCCCCTGGCCCAGGCCGAGGCCATCGCCGTGGGGGTGATGGAGCAGCTCGACCCGCACTGCGAGGTGATCAGCCTCGCCGGCAGCATCCGACGGCAGCGGCCCACGATCGGCGACATCGAGATCGTCTGCGTGCCGAAGCCCTACGACCCCTCGCCCCTGTTCGCCAGCGGCCTAGCCACCGTGGTGAACCAGTGGCCGAAGGTGCGGGGGGAGCTCCCATGCAAGTACACGCAGCGGATTCTGCCCGAGGGCATCAAGCTCGACCTGTTCATGGTTGAGGCCGATGGCTACGGCCTGCAGCGGGCGATCCGCACTGGCTCCGCAGAGTGGAGTCACCAGGTGCTGGCCAGGGCCTGGGTGCGTGGCGGGTTCCACTCCGAAGGCGGTCTGCTTCGGCGCGCCGACGGATCGGTGGTGCCAGTGCGCACCGAGCCAGAGCTGTTCCGCCTGATTGGCCTGGCCTGGGCGGACCCTCGTGACCGGGAGGTGGCCTGACCTCCTCCCCAACGACCGCATCCACAACCCCACCCCGCAATGATCACCCTTACCACCCCCACCCAGCAAGCCCTGGCCCGCATCGCCACTGCGCCGAACAACACTCCCCAACCCTCCTAGTGACCACCACTAACACTGCCATGAAAGATTTAAGAACTCTCTGCGATGAGGCAATCCAGCTCTGGGATGCCGACTGCGACATGGATGGCGTCATCAATGAAATGCGCACCGCCCTGGCCCAGCCCGAGCCTGAGGTGGATGAGGGCATAGATGATCTGGTTGCCTGGCTGTGGTCAATGCGCGATCTGGCGGGGGAATGCAACCCTGATGAGCAACGCCGGTATGGACTGGCCGCCACATTGCTGGGGCAGAAAGCCGCCGAAACTACTCACTGGCGCCCCGCCACCCTGGCCCAGTCCGAGCCGCAAGAGGAGGCGGGGGAGGTGGCGGACTGGCTGCACGATCACGCTCTCAGTTGTCGCGAACTGGGTCGAAACGACTGGGCCGCGCAGTCCACCCGCGCCGCCACCCTGCTTCAACAGTT